AGGGTCAGATCGCTCGCTACACCATCTCACGTGTGCCAGATGACGTAGTGGTCGGTGGTGAGATCCGCAAGGCATGATCACTGCTACAATTAATCCATACCAAGCAACCCACACCATGCAACTCACCACACTCGTCACCACCGTTGATTTCTTTCCCGAAGCATTCATTGCTGAGGAGTCTGGCACAATTGTCAAGCGTTTCCAGAAGCGTGTCACCTTCAACTCCAACGGTCTCAAGTCCTATAGCACTGTCACTGCTCTCACAGCACGTAACGAGTGGTCTGAGCGCATTGCTAACGGTGCTGAGGTGACTGACCTTAACCTTGAGCAAATGCCACGCTCCGAGTATGCTCCCATGGCAGTAGGTTGATCATGAGTAAGATCACACAATACGGACTCTCAGGTATTATTGTTGTCTTTGCTGTTGGGAGTTATCTTAACTTCCTAGCAGTGCGTGACACCAAAATGATGAATTACTATGACTCCACAAGAATTGAGCAACAAACAGTTCGTGAATGATTTGTTTGACAAACTGTTCAGTCATGTTGACACTGACATGATTGATTTGCATGATGATGATTCATGCTGTGATCACCTTGAATTTGAACAACTCACACTTGACACTACCATCTGATTTCCCTCATCAACCACCAAAAGGTTACACATATTATGTTAAAGAACATAAGACCAACATCGTTGGCATTTGGATTAGGAATCATGCTAGGTTTAGTTACACCAATGATCCTGTCGTATCAATTTGGGGATTCTACAACACAAAAAAACAATGCTACCTTGCACCAATCAATCATAAGAAACCAGGTAAAACTATAGACATACAAGCAACCAGTGCTTATAGTGCTATGCCACTACTCAAACTGTCAGTCGATGACGGGACAGCACCCACAGCACCTGCTATGATGAGTTCAACAACGAAGGAGACCACCACCATGACCACCACACCACTCAACAAAGAGTTTTCTGACTTCTGTGCTCAGAAAGATGCACAAAACAGCATTCAACTGAATATCACTAAGTATTGCTTTGAGTTGTGTGATGCATTAGTTTCAAACTTCATCAAAGAATCAATTCGTCGTCATGAGTTCTTTATGGCATCTGCTGAAGATAAAGCATATCATGAAGCATGTATTGCTGACTTGAAAGATGGACGTTGTGGTTATAACTTCACAGTTGATACTGGTCGTAAGTATCACAAGATCATGATGAATGCGAATGGTTCACGTAGTGTTCATGCTTTCGTTGATCGTAAGACTGGTGAAGTATACAAACCTGCATCTATCAAAGCACCTGCTAAAGGTGTACGCTTCAATATGCTCATCGTATCAGAGCGTGAGACTATGATGGAGCATGCTGATTGGAGTGGCGGTTATCTCTACCGCAACGCATCCTACAAGGGTTGACATCCAACTCAATACATAGTATACTGTACTCATTCAACACACTTGATCATGACTGCCCCGCTGTTCTACCTTGTTGCTTCCCCACATGTTTATGCCATTGGTGCTGATGGTTACTTCTTTGGTGCTTACATTGACAATGATGGTATTCCTGATTGGTCTACATCTTATGACTTCAATCCCCAAGATGAGGATGTAGATCATATTGTTCATATGTGTGACCTACTCAAACAAGCACAACAACTGACTCAAGAACACTCCGTCGAGGTATTTGTCAAGTGAATTTAATTTCTGATCACGTCAAAGAATTGGTACAGTTTCAACAACTCTCACCAACTACATTCAAACCACAACCAAACAACATTAACCCAGATAAGTACTGGCGTTATTTCTCTAAATTCCCTAATGAGTTTGCTAAAGGTCTAGATATTGCATTGCAAGAAGAAGATATGTCCCTACACTCATACGATCACCTTGCTAACATTATCACTATCAACTCATGAACAAACTTGAACGAGAACAAGAATCAGTATCACAACAAGTTGATATGATTATGAAGAATCGCCTACGTAGATTTAAATTTCTACTTGCTAAAGGTCAAACTGATGATGCTCTCGCAATTGCTGATGAGTTCTATGAATGGATGGACCTAGATCAATTACAAGATGATGATGCAATTCATTACTTTAACCTTGATGACCTATCAGCATTATGAAACAACAATGCAACCCAATCATATACCTAGGGTTGCAATTACCTGATGGTATGCTTAACTACATTCTTGAAACAATTCAAGAACAAGACTTAGATAATAAACTGTCATCAGCAGAAATACGTAGTAATCAAGATTGGAAAGTGAATGATACAGTTAGAAAGACTAACTCTAAATCAATTCATGCCTCTAATTGGATAGCAGGTATGTTATGGCATCATGTTATGAGAACGAATCATCATAACTTTCAATATGATATCACAGGTTGGGATAGTGATCAAATAGAATATCTCTCATACGATACTGGTGGTTTCTATAAGTGGCATCATGATGATATACTACCCATGTATCAACCACCTACTCCTGCATTACATGAACTAGATCATAACCCAATAGAATATAATCGTAAACTTTCTTTCTCATTACTATTAAATGATGACTACGAAGGGGGTGAACTACAACTACTATACCCACCTACTACCTTCTGTAAAGTACCAAAAGAAAAAGGTTATCTAGTCATCTTTGATTCACGTGTTCAACATAGAGTTAAACCTGTTACTAAAGGTACAAGACAATCAATTGTTGGTTGGGCAGTAGGACCAAGATGGAGATAATATAATGCTCTAAGTCATACTCACTCCGCATAAGCACTCCACTGTCTATCACTCAAGAAATAAAGTGTGAGTGTGCTACTATTATACTAAATTGTGGAAAAACCTGTGGAAAACTAAATGGTTTAAAAAACATAGGTAAGGTGCGAGGGAGTTTGAGTCTTAGCACGGTCTCTATCGATTGTCAACGTGCCTTGTGACAGTCCTCAAAGCGTCCCCAAGACCATCTAAATGCCTTCGAGGGGTGTTATACTACTAGAGTAGTCAAGAGGGCACACAGAGGGCATTTGAGAAACTTGACTTTTTCAGAAAAACAAGAAAATGAAAAACTTAAGAAACTCAAAAAGTTTAAAAAATGAGTTTTTTAAGAATTTCAGAAATTTAAGATTTAAACTTTAACTACTTTTTAGTAATGATTGATTACACAGAACAAATTGAATCATCTAGTATTAATAGACTAATACTTGGTAGAATTGTTCCAAATAACATTGAAATTATGTTCAAATCATCGAAAATGATCTATAATTATGTTATTAAAGATGATTTATTCACTGAATCACTTGAAAAAGCAATTGAAAGTAAAGAATCACTTGGAAAACTAGTTAATAAAGCAATTAGAAGCAAAGAACTAGAATTAATTGACAAATACTTGGCATAAGAACTAAATAATGATTGTTATTCACAATTTAGTTACAATCTACCTAAAATAATGTCTAGATCATCACACCAACAAAACTCACAATCACCAATTAGAGTTGACGACTACGAAGATTTCGGATACGATGTAAAGAATGCAAAGCGTGTTCGTAATAAACAGAAACAGCAACGCAAGTTCAAAGATTACACTGAATACGACGACTAAACAACACTTTGTGTGCCACTAGTTGAACTGTCCACTATTTTAACTAAACTCATCCTGATCATGTAGTGTATACATGGTTGGGATTTTTTTATGACTGAACCCTATCTTCCTAATGGGGTGGAATACACTAGTGGCATTAAGTTGTTTGCTAAGTGTATCAAACTTGTGGTGTCACTAATTAACAAGAACTAGTCAGCCGCTTCGCTCCAATCCTTGAACTGTCCACTATCGCTTGATTTCGTCCCCTGATCCTGTATTGTAGACACATGAACGAAACACCAAGCAACAACCCATACGTCAACAACCTCGTTGAGATGGGTTACGATCGAGCAGACTGCGAGATGGTCGCCGCTGCTGGTCTTGATGCCACGTACCCACGTGTGATCCATGGTCGCACCTTTGAGACTAAGGCAGAATACGATGAGGCACTCGCAGATTATCTTAATGGTCTGTGACCCCATCTCACCCCATCAACCTCTAGACTAACCACATGAACAAACTCACTGATCCACGAAACAACATCGCTAGCGACATTAGGGGGTTCTGCATCAGCAACCCTGAGGCAGACTTTGAAATGGTCATGGATTTTGTAGACAGTCAGATCGTCCCCTTTGAGGCAGACGATGACTTATGCGATCTTGCCATGATGATCATGCTAGACGTGGACGAAAGCAACCAGTCCACCTAGTGTCACACAGGGGGTTGCAATTGACCCCCATCCCTGCAACAATACATTCAAGACAAACAACCAACGACTTTCATGCGTAAGATCGAAACCCAAATGAACGCTGCTATCAAAGGCAACGCCAAC